CAGACTCAGAGTTGGGTCAAAGAGTACACGAACATCTAGTTAAGATGGGTGTTGAAACACCAGTAAAAGAAAATGGGTTCACTAGAACTGATAAGATTGACGAGATTAGTCGACACATGAAATATATCATGAAAACATTGGGACTTGATTTAGAAGATGACAGTTTAATGGATACACCAAATAGAGTTGCAAAGATGTATGTAAATGAAATATTCTGGGGTCTTGATTACAATGCATTTCCAAAATGCACAGCTGTAGATAACAAAATGAAGTATGAGAATATGATTGTCGAAACTAACATTGCAGTTCAATCTAATTGTGAACATCACTTTGTAGTTATTGATGGACTCGCTGCAGTCGCATATATACCTAATAAGAAAGTATTAGGACTTAGTAAAATGAATCGTATTGTAGAGTACTTCTCTAAAAGACCACAAATTCAAGAACGATTGACTGAACAGATTTATCATGCATTATCATATATTCTAGATACACCAGATGTTGCAGTTGTTGTTAATGCACAACATTATTGTGTTAAGAGTCGTGGTGTAGAAGATACAAACTCTGCAACAGTTACATCTAGATTAGGTGGTGCATTCTTTGACGATGAAAAGACTCGTTCAGAGTTTATGCAAATAGTATGGGGAATGAATAGATGTTAAGTATACCAGACCTAATAGGGTTTGTAGGAGTGGCATTGTTAATTGGAACATATGCACTTTTACAATTAGATAGGATTGACCCAAAAGGATTTTGGTATAGTTTTAATAATATGATGGTTGCAATTCTAGTTACAGTAAGTTTAGTTTACACACCTAATCTTGCAAGTCTTGTAATAGAATTCTTTTGGTTTATGATTAGTGTGTTTGGATTATGGAAGTTTTATACTAGATGAATTTTGAATATGTAATCTCTGGAATGACCATGGGGACAGGTGATTTGTATTATAACAAATCAACTTTATCTCCATATGCATCTGTGTTTAATGATAAGATTACTTTTATGGATAACAAGTATGGTAATCAAAATATCTCTATGTTATTCAACTCTCATTGTGAACCAAGTCATGGTGAATGTATAAACGAACTCATGCCTTCATGGCATAATCTATTTGCAGATAGTGGTGGTCTACAATTATCTAGAACTAAAAAAGGATTAACTCCAGAAGTTAAAGACAAGATATACAAACACCAAGCTCAATACTCAGATGTTGCAATGATATTTGATGACATCCCTACAGAGTTTGACCAATCAAATACTGGATGGTCTATGAAAACATCTACAACTGGTAGAAGGTTTGTTAGAGATTTAGTTAAAGATAAAGCAATGTCTACTATGGTAAATTGCAAAAGACAGATTGAACTATTTGACCAAATGGGTTCAGATGCAAAGATATCTTTGATTGTACAGGGTCAAGACCTATCATCATATAAAGAATACATTGAAACCATTGTAGGTGGAATGACTAATGATGAGTTATCAAAATGTACTGGTATATCATTATCATCTGCATGTTCTGGTATCGGATTTACAAATCGTGCAGAAATGATTTATGCAGTCAAAGAGTTTGACATTCCTATGGAACTTAAAGAAAACATTCACTTGTTGGGTGTAGGTTCACATGAAATGATGATACCATTTTTTGTATCACCAAACTACTTTGATTTTGTAAAGAATGTATCTTATGATTCATCTACCCAAGCAAACTCATGGTTCTTTTCCAGATACCGAGACAAAGACTGGAACAATATCGATATGGATAGTCCAGCTAGAACTAAGAAGTCAAAAGAAGAACTTTATAAAACACAACTTGTACCAGTATTTGCAGACTTATATGAGTCAAACAAAAGTGCATTCCAACAATTCGGTATCAATGATTTCGATTTCTTGATACAAGAATCTACAAAATGGAGTGACAAGAATGTAGAGAAGAATAGATTATACAACTCGGACATAGGACTTGATGGTTCTAAACTACTACCATTCTTCAATCAAATGCAAGTAGTAGAACACTTTATGGACTGGGTAAACAAGTATGTTCAAGACCCAACTCTAACTAATTCAAAAGGTCTTGCATCGATACAAAGTTATGACGATTTTCTAAAACATTGGTTACCACTACAAGGTAAACAAGATAAACTAGAAGAACATTTTTCTAATACTTTAGATGGATTTTTTGAGTGAACTATCTTCAAGAAATCTTAGGATACACAGAAGATGAAAATAAAGTATGTGTAAAATGTGATGAAAGTAAACACATAACAGAGTTTGGTCATAGAGCATTCAATAAAGGAGACATTCCACAGACTTATAACTTTTGCAAATCATGTGCAAAAATACAATCTACTGCACTTAGAAAGATGAAAAAGACTATTCCTTTTCCAGATAAAGATTATGAATGTCCTGGCTGTCAAATGACAGAAAAAAAAATACTGGACAAATGGAAGTCTTTCCAGTATACTAATAGAAGTAAAACAGTTTGGAGATTAGACCACGACCACAACAATTTAACACCAAGAGAGTATCTTTGTGATTATTGTAACAACACTGTAGGTCGTTGTGAATCTCCTAAAACTCTTCGTACTCTTGCAAAGTACTTAGAAAAATATGGAGTAAATGATGAATCCCTTTGATTTTGTAAATGCAGTAACCTATACCAAGAAAGATATTATGGTAGATGAGGTTGCAAATAAAGGTTATTCAGCATTCCTTACCAATAAAAGTCTTAGTTATCACCAAGACTGTATCATGTATGTTAACGAAATGAACTCGAAGTCTCACCTAGATTCGACTCTTCAATTTCATTATTTCCTAAATACTCTTAGAAAAAGAAAAAGGTTCTCCAAATGGAGTAAACCTAGAGTATTGGAAGATATGAAAGTCATCCAAAGTTATTATGACTGTTCGATATCTAAAGCAGAAGAATATTCTAAAATTCTAACTGCAAAGGAAATAAAAATTATGAAAGAGAGAATGAAAATAGGTGGGAGACAGTAATGAGTTACGACCTCTCCAACATGGTAGAGGTAGAGTTAAAACAACAGGATGATTTTTTAAAAGTTAAAGAAACCTTAACACGAATCGGTGTTGCATCCAGAAAAGAAAAAATACTTTACCAATCTTGCCACATACTTCACAAAAGAGGTAGATACTATCTCGTACATTTTAAAGAACTGTTCTTACTAGATGGTAAAGATAGTTCTCTTATTGAATCTGATATCGGTAGAAGAAATGCAATTGCAAAACTTCTAGAAGAATGGGGATTACTCAAGGTTATATCTAATAACCACAAAGACCCAATAGCACCAATGTCCCAGATAAAAGTCCTTCCACATAAAGAAAAATCTGAATGGGATTTGATTCCAAAGTACAACATTGGAGTAGTTAACAAGTAATGTTTAAGATATTAACAATCCTATTTAAGGTTGTTCTTATGATACCATATGTTAAGAATCATCCTAAAGTACTACAGATTGATAAGTACTTAGAAGAAAAAATAGGTCTTGATTTAATCAAACAAGAAAAGAAGTGGTTTGAGAAACATCCACTTTTAGAAGAGCGTATCAAAGCACTAGAAGAAGACCTAGACGATTTATATAAAAAAGTAAATTCTAAGAAATAGACTTTTTAACTACTTTGTTAAGTCTACCAGCTTTCATTAAACTATGGAACTTCTTCCATATTGACCTATTATCTGTAGGGTCATTAAATAAAATATACCATCCAATAATTGAAAATGGTAAACTCATTGCTAATAATATTGTTTCTGTCATACATATATTTAGTCACACAAATGTCACACAAATGACACATTCTAGACTTATTTCTTATTAAAAACTAGATTGTTATAAATACTCATACTATGCCAGTTAAGTATAAACCTACCCAAAAAGTGGTGCAAAGAGGAACTAAAAAAGTTCTTACTACGCATTACTACATGAAGACTCAATCTCTGAAAGAGTTATTAGAATGTTATAATAATGATAACACTAAACCAAAGCTCAAGCAAAAGGTGAAAAACGAGTTGATTAGAAGACAAGGTAAGGGTCTAGTTAATATAGTTACTAGAGATACTTCTGGAAATATTGCTGAGTTTAAATAGAGGAGTATTAATAAATGGATATT